TAAAGTTTGTCCGCTTAGAGATGCAGTTACCAATCCTAAACTTGCACTATTAAATAATGATGCAGTTGCTGAATTTAAATTCGCTATAGAGGTAGCAAAGCTGCTCGTAGTTGAGTTTAAATTACTAATTGATATATTGACACTAGCTGATGTAGTTTCTAAGTTATTTAGCCTAACATTTGCTGATTCTGTAAATTGATTTAAATTAGTAATTGATGTTACTATACTCGCAGTTGATTGTGATGCAGTAAATATGTTTAATGCGTTAATTGATATATTAACGCTTGAACTATTTATTTCCAAAGAACTTACTCTTTGGTCATTAGATTGTGTATATGCATTAAATGATGAAGTAGCTACAAATGAACCTGTATTAATAGTTGTACCTCCACCAAATGATGATGTAGGTACAGTAGTTGTTCTACCATTTGAATTTCCAACCCAAACATATCCATTTTGTAGAGATGCAGTAAAACTACCTGAAAGAGATATATCTCCTGCGGTATTAACTCCTACACCTATTGAATTACCTAAACCATCTTCTAATCCAATTAAGTTTGCAGAAGCAGTATTATTTGTTCCTAAATGAATTAGAGATTGATATGATTGAGAAATATAAAGGTTACTTAAACTACCCATACTTTTATAATTTTATTTTATACAGTTGCCCATGTTCTAAATTCAGCATCAGGTCCGCTCCATGCTGCCGGAGTTGTTGACCATACCTTTGGATTAATCCATAAGTTACAAATTGTACAATTTTCGATTTCTCCTGGTCTTAATATTGGTAAATTAACAAAATCCCAATCAGAATCAGGTATTGGTTCTATTACTATATAACACACTAAGTTCTCATAATTAGTTGATAGACCTGGCTCTCTCAAAGTAGAGAATACGCCACCTATATTAATAGGACTTTGTAAAATTGCTTTATACCTTTGACCAGTTAAGCAACTTTCAATTATGTATCCAACATTTTCAGGGTTAACTAAAAAAAAAAGACAACGATTTTTATCATTGTGTGTTGTTAGGGTAAAGGTTGATTGCCAACCGGCTAACCCATTATTAAACCTATCCTTAAAAGGTTCACACACAATATCATCGTTTATTTCGAATCCTTGCACACCTCTTTGTGTAAATGAGGTTAAATCATTTATTACTGCAAGGGTATTAGTATGTATATCAACTGTGTCATCAGTTTTATAATATGGTATAGTTTGTGCATTAGCACTGCCTGATGATTCATTATTTTTATTCTTAACTTTATCAGCTACTGTCAGCTGAATTGTAAAGTTTGTTGTATTAGTTCCGAAGTTTATATCTAAGATATCAATATTAGCAATAGGATAAGCTGGAAACTGATTCATATCCATTTCTTCCAAAGAACCATAAGAAGCAACTTGCACCGTTGGGTGATTGCTCATAATAGTTTTGAAATAATTTAATACATTGTAATATAATGTATAATTTGTACCTGTATTATTTACTATTGATATTCCCATATTACATTAGTTCGAATAAACAACGATTTCTATCATTATGTGTTACTAAGTTAAATACACATGCCCATCCTGCTAAACCATTATTAAATCTTTCAGCAAATGGAGTATTAGTAATATCACCAATGATTTCAAAGTTATCAACACTTCTTTGAGTATATGATGTCAAATCATTTAAGATACTTAGAGTGTTTGCGTGAATATCTACTACATCATCTACTTTAAAAAATGGTAGAGTTTGTGCATTTGTAACGCCAGTAGATTCGTTATTCTTATTTTTAATTTTATCAGCTACAATTAATTCAATCTGATATGTAGAAACACTTTCACCCCATGTTGCTTGTATAATACTTACATTACCAAGCGGATACGCTGGAAACTGTTCCATATCTAAATCAGATACATCACCCTGCGATACAGTTGCTATCGATGGGTGATTACTCATTATTGTTTTAAAATAATCAAGCACATTATAATACAAAGAGTAATTTGTGCCTGTATTATGAACTATTGCTGCCATAATAATTTATTATAATTGGATTCCTGCGAAATATTGTGATGTTTGGTCAGGATATATCTGAGTCTGATTTCCAACACTTTCTAAGTATTGAGGAATGTTTTGAGAATAAGCTATTAAATAGTTTTGTAATCTCAACGCATAGTAGTCAGCATTCGTTTGTGCTATTTGTTTAAGGTAATCTATCTCCGTTTTAGATGGAGCGACGCCTTGCTCACTTTGTTGCTTTACTGCGCCATTAGATTTGAATTGTACTGAACTAAACGGAATATACTCAACGGCTGAATACCAAATCAAAGAGTTTTTAACGTAATCATCCAAAAGGTCCTGATAATAAGAACTTAATGAACTTACAGTTCCTGCTACGATTTGTGCTTGAAGATATTCGAATAGTACAGTACCTAATAAGTTCTTCAAATACTTATCCTGCGCTGTTCTTACAAATGGTAATAAAGCATCAGCATCAATTGCACCCTGTAATGGTGTATTTTTGATGATATCGTTTCTTGTTATAAATAGTGCGTAAGCCATATGTTTTTATTAATTATATTCTTTTGAAAAAAATGCTGATTTAGTTCCAACTCTTCTGATGAAATCAATATCATCATCGATACTCATCTCTTCACTTCTACCAGGTATTGGTTCTAATGGTGTTTCATCGGATGTATCTTCAGTTGTAGCTGGATTCTCTAATGCTTTATTAGTTTCATCTTCTACCTGTGCTACAGTCTTACCTGTTTCTTCTGCAGTAGTTGATAGGATTACTAAAGGAGTTAATTGCTCAAAATATAAATCAGCTTCAGGATATCCACCCTGTGCTAATGCATAATCCAATGTATTTAATATAAGGTTTTGGAACGGAGATATTGTCATTGTTTGCATAATAGAAAATGCTGTTTTCATCTCTTCTGATTGGCTGCTGAATCCATTATTAGCCGTTCTAATACCAAACAAAAGTGGTGAAGTTACTCTATGTGCAACTAAGATTCTATCTTGCGTATATTCCGCAACATAGTCATACTTCTCGTGTAAATTCGGGATATCAATTGTATCAATAGTTGGTTTGGTTGTTGGGTCATCATTAAATGATAACATAAATCTACCAGCATTATCTGTGCCTGTAAATTTAGCTTGTACCAAATCCTCAATAGTTTGTCTTTCTTCTGGTGCGGGTACTCCATTGTTAAAATTTAACATAACCGCCGGCAAGAATCCGTTTGTAATATTGTTAAAGTGTAAATTACTTATTTCACCTTCTGATACTGATAATTGTAATGCAGATACCCAATCAGGTAATGAATAGTAATATAAACCTGGACAATAATTTTTGATATAAATGATTTCCATCTTTTCTTCAGATGTTCCAAAAGCAGGTATTTTCTTTTTATTCTTTATTGCTTTTGAATCACTCCAATCTATAGCGTAATAATAGTTCTCAATACGTGGTGAAGAACCAATCTTCTCAGCTCTAATGTTTTGTACAGGAACGTGGTAAAATTTAATTACCTTAGTATGGTCATCGTTCCAATATACTTGCATTGCAGCATTACCAAATAATTTTAAATCAAATGATACTCTTTTAATCTCTTCTTGCGGAATTAACTTCTGAAGTATTTCACCAAATGCTTCGCTCTTAGAATAGATACCTTTACCAAATATCAAATCAGCTATACCTTCAACACAAGCTGAAGTAGTTGTTGATACATTGTATGCACCTATTACTGCATTAAAGAAATCATCATGTCCATAAACACCAAACGGCACCCATCCATAACGAGTCTTAGTATCCTCCTGAATGATAGGAAGCGAATTGTTGTTTACATTAACGATTGAGAATTTTTGCTGTTGTTTCATATTAATCCATTATTATATATAGATTCTCCGATTGATGAGAGATGTATTGTTTATTTTGATTTTCGTAAACTGCTTTATCAGTTGATTGAGATGCATATACTTGAATAGAACCATGCCATATATCAACAGA